CCTCGTAGCCGGCGACGCGCGCCCCCAGGTCCAGGCGCACCTTCGGCTGATAATGCAGTTCGAGCTGACCGGCCTCGATCGCCTCGTGCAACTCGCCTTCGAGCTGATGGCGCAATGCCAGGGCCGAGTTGATTTCGGCGTTGAAGAGCCGGTAGGTGCCGCGGCCTTCGCTCTTCGCCAGATAAAGCGCCGCGTCGGCGGCCTTCAGCAGTGCCACACGATCGGGTGTTTCGGCGTCGACCGATGCGATACCGACGCTCGCGCCGATGAGAAGGCGATGACCGGAGACGATGAAGGGTTCGCCGATCGTCCTGCAAATTCGCTGCGCGACGATTTTCGCTCCCTCCGGCGCGGCCGACCCCATCTGCAGCACGGCGAACTCGTCGCCGGCCAGGCGGAAGACATGGTCGGTCGGACGGACCACCGCGCGCAACCGCGCCGCGACCGCGCACAACAGCTGGTCGCCGACCGGGTGTCCGAACGTGTCGTTGACGGCCTTGAAGTTGTCGAGGTCGATCAAATGCAGCAGGAACTGCGGCGAATCCGAGTCGCCGACGAGTTCGTCCACGGTTGCCTGGAACGAACGGCGGTTCGGCAACTTCGTCAGCGGATCGTTGTGAGCGAGATCGAAGATCTGGTTCATGTGCCGCCGCTCGCGCAGCGACGACCGCCAAATGATCAGGAACACGATCAGGGTGCCGAGGGCGGCATAGCCGTAATAGCGGCGGCGCGTTTGCGCCGTGTCGCCGCTCGGGTCGCCGACACCGACGATGACCGTCATCGGTGTACCCTCAACCGCGCGCGATGCGACGAGACGCCAGCCGTCCCTGTGCCATTCGCGGACGAGCGTCACGTCCTTGTCCTTGGATGCGAGCACCGACTGGCGTTCGCCTTGGGCAAAGCCGCGGCCGATCATCCCGGCATAGACACCGGAACTCGCACGAATGAGATCGTCTGCGGCGACCAGTGCAAACCCCGTGCTCGGCTGGACGTCGAGGCTCTCGTAGGCCGCGACGAGTTCGCTCGGATCGAGCGAGATGACGATGACGCCACCGAACGAGCCGTCGGCATTGGTATAGCGGCGCGTGAACTGCACCGACGTCTTGCCCGAGGCACGGCCGACGACAGGCTTGCTGACGTTGAGGACGTCGGCCGGATTGTCGCGATGAACCTTGAAGTGTTCGCGGTCGCTGAGGTCGACGGGGGTTTTCGGATACAGCATCGCGCTCGACGTGATCATCGTCCCGCGCTCGCCGATGATCGCGATCTGCGCCGCCTGGGCATTGAACGTGAAGTCCTCGCGGACAAGGGAGGGCCAATCCGCACGAAAGCCATTGCGCTCATAGCTGCGGCGCAGGAATTTCAGGATGCGATCCATGTTGTTCGCCGTCCTGAGCACATCCTGCTGGAACAGCAGGCTCAGGTTGGTGATCTCGGCCTGCGTGTCGGCAGCGGCACGGGCGATATCGCTGCGCGCCTTCATTTCAGCACCTGCCCACATCAGCGCCACAAGCGCCGCGCCGAACACGAGGGTGGGGTTCCAAGGCTTGGCGAAGCGTTGCATACAAAACGTGCTCATGGTGCCCCGGTTGGCCGGGATCGTTGTCTGTTTCGCAGTACGGCTGCGAAGTTGTGTGCAAGCACTTCTATGCCAGAAACGATAAACTGACGTTACTTTTGGTTGTGTTTTTTTGTTTTTACCCTTATTGGTGGTCCTCGATAGCGCCCAATACCGCTCTGGCGAACCGACCAAAGCAGTTCAGGGCGACAACAGATCGTCCTTTAACGGCTTAATCTGTGGAGACCTGTCGTTTCGAAGCTGGCGCGGGTACCGTTTCGTGGCAGATCGGGGGCGACAGCCGTATACCATCGGAGACCCTGCTTGCGTTCCAAGCCGCATTACTCGGATCGACCGATCGTCGCCATGGCCGCCATCATCGCTTGCGCCATCGCCATCGCCCTGATGCCGCTACCCACTTGAGCGGGTTGGCGGGGAGCCAAATTCACCGAAAATCGGCAGCGGGTGCTCTATCGAGGTGGCGGAGAGAGTGGCGGTCGAAGTTCGATTTGAGTATGGTTGACTTTGACTGGTTGTAGTTGAATCTATTGGCTGATCTCGGTTGGTGGGGATTGGCTTGATATGGCAACGCATGGGGAACGTCGGCGACGTTGGGCGCCAAAAAGGGCACGTCGATATGCCAGACATGAGCGGCAAGTGGGTCGAGGTAATCAGGCCAAACGAGTTTCTTGTCGAGGGCGCACCCGGATCGACCGTAGTGACATTGCATCAGGCCAACTGGCTCAGCCGAAGCCGAACAGACAGTTTCGTTGTGGACATCGAAGAACTTCGAAGGGTCGTTGCCGCATGGGACGCGCGCAATGCCCCGCCTCGTAAACCGCCTGAATAACTCCACCGTCCGATCCCTAGGAAAAGGCGACCACCTAGACGGGGGAGGTCTGTACCTTGTCGTCGGGGCTGGTGGGTCTCGAAGCTGGATCTTCCGGTATCGAGGGCCAACGGGACGGCGCAAGATGGGGCTTGGTCCCTTCCCGACCATCGGCCTTGCCGACGCCCGGGCGCGGGCTCATGAGGCACGGAGGCTGCTGGCAGACGGGATCGACCCGCTTAAGACACGAGCAGCGGGTGGCAAGACATTTGGAGAGTTTGCCGAAACCTGGCTGTCCCAAGTTGAGATGCAGTGGCGGAATCCGAAGCACCGGGCGCAGTGGCGAAGCACCCTAGAGGTTCATGCCGCCCCCATCTGGCGAAAGCCCATCGGGCTCGTCACCACTGACGACGTTAAGGCTTGCCTGCTTCCGATCTGGACCAAAACACCGGAAACTGCCTCCCGCGTCCGCATGCGAATTGAACGGGTGTTATCAGCGGCTACGGCTCAGGGCTACCGACGGGGCGACAACCCGGCCCGGTGGAAGGACAACCTATCCCACCTGCTACCGGCCCGCCCGAAGCTCGCCAGAGGCCATCACGAGGCGTTGCCATACCTAGAGGCCCCGGCGTTTCTCGCCTCTCTACGGGCTCGCCAGAGCCTTTCAGCAATAGCCCTGGAATGGACTATTCTCACCGCTGCCAGGTCGGGGGAAACGCTAGGCATGCGATGGGGTGAGATTGACGGGGATGTCTGGACCGTGCCGGGAGAGCGGATGAAGTCGAAGCGGCCCCACCGGGTTCCCCTCCCCCCTCGGTGCATGCAGATCCTCGATACCATGCGGGAGGTCCAAGGAGAGTTCGTATTCCAGCACCCGAATGGTAGGCCGTTGTCCAATATGGCGATGCCGATGCTGTTGCGTGAAATGGGCGTGAAAGTCACCGTGCACGGGTTCCGGTCTACGTTCCGGGATTGGGCCGGCGACATGACGGAACACAAGCGGGAGGTCGTCGAGGCGGCTTTGTCTCACATCGTCGGTGATCGAGTTGAGCAGGCATACCGTAGAGGCGATGCTTTAGACCGCCGTCGCCGTCTCATGGAGGACTGGGCCGGATTCCTCGGCTGACTGGCGCGGGCGGCCGGATCGCAACACCGGCTCGGCGCTCCCCTTTACGGCCTAGAACCGCGAGGCACCCGCAAAACGCTCCATTCTTACTTGTAGCGCCAATAGCGCGATTGCTTGCTCGGCACGTCGTCTTCATTGCGCGCCCAACAGACGCCATCAGTCCAGCACCTCGGTGCCTCACACTCGTTGACCGCAGCCCACGCCCAACCGCCGCCCTCGTCGTCCTCCACCCAAACACGGCACCCAACGAACTCGCGCCCGCGCGGCATCGTCAGAATGACGTGCTGCTCTAGGTCCGGCAGTTCGTCGCAATGGCGGTAGCGAGCGTCCACAACACTTCTCCTTATGTTGCTTTCACACCCAACGCCTTGCGCGCGCGGATGACTGCTGGATGATCTTGCGCAAGGCGGTGGGTAAAACCCGTCGCGTGCGCAACCAACTCCCGAACAGATGCCTCAAGATCTGCGATGCGAGCGCGATCAACCGGCAACTGATATGGGCGGCAATGCTGGCAGTTCATGACTTGCCCGCACTCGCGGCATATGTGATCGCAGGTGCTCACGCCACCCTCCTTAAATTTCCAGAGCTTCGCGAAGGATCGACGCAGCGTCTTCTACCTTCTCGCGCTGGTGGTACAGGTTCGTGTCAATGATCTTGACGGCGCGACGTGCCGCGTCTTCAAGCTCTGCGATGCGTCTGGCTTGCGCTTGAATTTCGGCATTGAGTTCCGGCGACACGATGCTGATTGATCCGGGCAAGTCTGCCTCCTTGTTAAACGCTGCCTATCATTAGAACGCGGTCGCGAACGTAATGATAGGCAGGGCTCCATCATCGATACTTGGTTATCTGGCATCCGCAACGGTCGCACTTAATCACCGGAGCGCCCGTCAGCGTGTAGCGTATCGTGCGCCAAGCGTGCTCACATCGCGCCGACGCCAGCGCATCAGCAAGGCCAGCGAGTATTTTGTTGCACGCTTCCGACATCTGGCAATCTCGCCTCCTTGTTGTAGGTTATGCCTCAACCTACAATACAGCGCCCCGAACGACGGCCATATTGTAGGTTACGCTCCTTATCTCGCCGTCCCGTCGAGTCCGGGCCAGTACGGCCGCCGCCACTCTTTGTGGCGTGATAAGAACAGCACGCGTTTGATTTTCGCCGATCCGCGAGACCGTCCGAACCATACGCCACGATCAGCGCCAATTCGGCGAGAGCGCAGCGGCCTCGACTTCGGCTCAGGTCGCGGATAGTTCGGCCGCATCACTTCTCCTTCGTTACACTGACCTTATGATGGCAGTCAGCGGTGTAATCTCCCATCCATCTGGCTTATCAAGCCACACGCGGTGGCTTCCGTAATACTTGACGTATGGGCGACCATTTTGCGTGTGTCTGACCATGCGAATGATTTCGCTGCTGCTGTTCTCAAGGTGGACGAAATGCCTACCTGTCAGCCAATGGGCAACTCGCCATAGCTCGATCATTTGTCGCTCCCTATTTCTGGTTGGCCTTGAAAGGTTCCGGCAATGGTTGCCACGCCTTTAGCCACTTCTTCGGCACGTGGCCGTCAGCGTCGTTAGCGTGCCAGTAGTAGATGCCGACTTCGCCGTTGTGCTCGCCCCAATACCCTTCGTCGTCTTCGTCCGTGTCATCGGGCTCACGCTCCATCGGCTCAAAGATCAACATGCCGATCATGGTCGCGCACGTGCCATCGTCGGCGTAGGTGCTCATGGCAACCAGCACATCCTCGCCACGAGGGGCCGTCGCCATATCTTCATTCCATCCGCTCACGCCACCCTCCTTCGTTATTCTTCGTCAGGGAACTCGGCATCGCACTTTGGGCAACGACCGTTCTCTAGCTTCCCGTCATTGCGGCAATGATCGCAGCCCCAATCGTCCGCAGCGGCTTCGGCTTCCTTTTCTTCCTTGGGGATGCGCGCTCGTTCAATGTCTGCGTCGGTCGGCCAATTGTCTGTCACGTCACCCTCCATTATTAATCTTTGGGATCTGGCGATCTGTGCGCAACGCATGCGCCAGTGCCAGTTACATAGCGACAGCACCCAACCACTTCCTCACCGTCAGTTCCGAAGTATGCTGGTTCATCTTTATCGATCCAGGCACCGCACTTTTCGCACCTGACAATCATGTCATCCAATTCAGTGCTTTCGAGCAGACGTTTGTATTCGTCCATCGTGATTGTGATGACGTCGCCAGATGTTCGACGCAACTTGCGACGCGGTCGAGAACTCGGCGGCTTCGGCTTTCCGCCGCGTCGGCCGATATACTTGTCCGCAATCTCCTTCACGCCCACGATTTATCGCTCCAAAGTTAGAACGGCAGTTCGTCATCGTCGCGCAGCGGGAACATGCCGTCAGACACAGGCGTATCAGGTCCGATGCCGAGATATTTTGCCGGGGGCCACTCGTGTTCATCGCCCGCCTCTCGTGACGCTTCGCGATAAATCCGCTCGGCATCATCGGCAGAAACGAACCCATGAGCGACAAGCAGGTTGATCATGTTGCCACCGCCGAGCGGAAAGCACTGCCTATCCCAATCGGCCAGCTCTTTGATGACAGCTTTTATGTCAGCCACCGGACCCTCCTCATTTCCGTTTGCGGCGCGGCCTTGCGCCCTTGTTCGTCCCTCCCGCTGCCGCCCGGCCACTGCCGGTGCGCCATCGGTGCCGACCATCCCGTCATGAACTTCAACGCACGCGCATTCGTCAGGATGTCCTTATCGAACCAGAATGCCGCCGCCTGATCCGCCGGCATGCGCTCTTTCGGCTTCCGACCGCGACGACCGTTGATCGCCGCTTGCTTCGGCGTCAGGCCCTTTCGCATCTTCGGAAAGTCGTCCAACATCATGCTCAGCAGGTCGTCGGTGCGGTCGGTCCTGCGACCCTTCGCATCGACGGCATAGCCGCCCTTCGAATGGATACGCTTCACGCGCTGCAACGCCGTCACGATGTTCGGGCCGATGTCCTTGAACGACTGGACGCGCAAGTCGTCGCCCTCTCTCATGCGGTCGATGGTGTCGTCTATATCACGCTTCATGGCGTCGTGGCATAGCCGCGACCCCATATTTGTGAAAATACCAAAGTTTTGCACATTTTGCAAAGACGGATTGCGCGCGACGACACAAAATGCTAGTGAAATCAGGAAATGGCGCGTAGCTCAGAGGTAGAGCAGTCGTTTGACATGCGACTGGCCGCAGGTTCGATCCCTGCCGCGCCAACCAGAAGGAAAGGCCAGTCGATGAACCTGCTCGATGCGTCTCCCGGCGAGATCGTTGCGCTACAGGATCGCATCAGCGGCGAAGTGCGCAACGTATTCTATCGGCGTTTGGCTGGCCTCGGTAACTTCGAACATCACGTTAGGGTCGAGCGTCTAGGATTGGTGCAGGGCGATCCAAGAGACGATGAACCGCCGCGCGTGATCCGTTGGTGCTCGCCACCATGCCGCGACCCGGGCGAAGCAGATGGGCGCGTTGCGGTCGTGCCGCTTCGCGATGCTGTGTGGTGCGAACTTTTGAAGATTGATGAGCTTGTATAAGAAAGGCCGGCCCGTCACATATAGGCGACGACACTGGATATCCCTACCGTCAAGCCGAACACCACCCACCCAATCACTTGCGTAGAAGTTCCTTGGCGAGGTCGATGGCGGCGGGATTGTTTGATAACATGGTCAGTAGGAGCACGACGAGGCTTGCGAGGTAGGGGGTGGTTGGGCTGCTCAAGATAACCTGAAGCCAGTACATGATGTGACGGTCTTTCGACTTGGCTTCCGCTTCGATCATCAACGCTCTGCGGTCCAGTTCGTCCGTCACCTCTTCCAATATATTCTGCAAGTCGTGCAATCGCCGCCTCAAGCTCAGAATCTCGTGAGTGGTCCACCCGCCCCATGGTTGGGTATGATGCGGGGGCTCTGGATTCCATTGATCCGTGCGGTCTGGCAGACGTTTGTGCATGCGTCATGATCGGCTCGTGTGGGGTTGATATGATCTACGCACGCACTCGGGCAGACGCAAAAGCAGGTGGATCATTGCACCAGGCATCGCGGGCCACGTTGTTGCCGATCACCTGTTTTAGTGTGTCGGGCGTGTCCTTGCGGCTCGGTCTGATCCGTTCCCATGACTCACACACTTTAGGACTTAGGCTAGTCTCGGAGTTCGCCTCGCTCTTTGAGCAGGCGGAGAGGGTCGTCAGCAGCAGCAGCGCGACGGGCAGATTGAGCTTTCGCATCCTTTTTCTTGGCCTGTAGTTCGACGCTCGCACGCTCTTTGATCACTGCTTCACGCCGCACGTTGGCATTGTGAGCTGCAAATATTCCGACGATCGCAGCCAAGGCGATGCCGGCGATGACGAGCCGCGTCACCATGGCAAGCGCTCCCGCACTCGCGGCCAGAAGATCGCAAGGCCAGCAACAAGGATCAGTGGGCCAACCACATAGGCGTTTTCCCATGCCGCAACCGCAGTCGGCTTGGCCCAGGAGTAATAGTCCTTTGCGACCTCTACGTTTTCCCTGATCTCTTTCGCGGTTTCGCGGGCTTTGGAAACGGTTTCCTTTGGGGCGATGACCGGCTTTGGAGATTCCGTCTTCGGCTGTGTCGCGACCGTTGCGCCGCCGCCTACAACGATGCTCGATGGCACGGCCACCTTCGCAATCTCTTTGACCGTCGCTACAGCACGAGCATTCGGGCCTGGGCTCGGCACATCGTTGTCTGGCGAGAACTCAGGAGCGACAGCGCCGCCGAACGCCATTTCATGCGCTGATCGCCATTCCTCGTCCGACATGGGATAGTCGCACCCGGCCTCAACGCGCGCCATTGCCTTGCAGAGAGCCACAGCAAACTCTGGTTTCTGGATGAGTTCTGCCGTCAGGATGTCATCGGCCTTCGCACACCCGCTGGCCTCGATCGCCTTGGCATAGCCTGCCGCGTAGTATGATCCGCACCATGTCGCAATGGCGTCCTTGATAGGCTTGTCGCGATACCTGAGTTTTCCAATCTTGCTGCGACCGTTCATCAGCAGGTGGAACATCGCCGCCGCGCCGTGCTGGCTGGTCGGAAACGTGGCGATCTTGTTGATCGCTGGTTTTCCTTTGTAGGTCCATTTCAGCAATTCATGCGATGTGCTGCCGAACTTGCGAGACGACGGGCCAGGCTCCTGGGCGCCGGGATTCTTGTTGCGAATGGATGCCGGTGTCATGCCGCCCTCAGCTTGTCCAGAGCCCTCTGCACCTCCGACGCTAACGCAATGTCGTCAAATGGAATGGACGTGCCGTCCGATCTGACGAACTCGTGGCCGTGTTCCATCAACTGACGTTCGAGCACGCCTTGACGGCGCTCCATCTCGCCAAGGCGCTGCAACAGGCTCCTGACAAGCTCGTTCGTGCTTTCGTCTTGGGTTGGCAAGTGTTCGATGGTGTTCTTAGGCACCAGAGGCGTGGCTTGAACAGTTGGCTCCCGCTCGATAGATACAGTTATGGCCTGAGATGCCGGTTGCGCCTGCTGAATGCCCCCAGCCGGTGGCCTCCTGCATTCGATGATGCGATCAGCGGAAACGACCTCTGTTCCTACTTCCCCGTTCCTCGGGTGGATCACATAGACCTTGTCGCCTGCCATCCTTATGACTGTTCCGACCTGCGTAGGCCTGCCAGTCATAATGGCGATGCAGCCGGTTTCAGGGCTGGCAATGGGATGCCCCCACGAGCGCCACGATTCCGCGTTCATGGCGTCAACTGGCGGTGTTAGCCCCTGACGAATTGCCGCCCATGCCAAGAGACCTCCGCCCCAATATGGAGGCGGCTGATCTGCCGGCCAAGCAACGCCGGCCGCTTGCATGTAGGCGAGAACCCGTTTTGACACGGCGTTCCCGTCCCGGTCGGTGTGGCCGACTTCCTGCGTGATAATGCCGATCATGAGCGCGCCTCAGTCTGTGCCAGGCGCAATTCGATATCCTTCAGACGCTCAACAAGCCGCTCGTTTTTTAGCCAAGCCAGTATCAGAACGCCTATGCGGTCATACATCACGCCGTCTGGCTTTTTGACTGCGCCTGCCTTAAGACGGCGCTCGGTCACCATCACGGCTTTAAGCACCTGCACCGGCTCGCCATCGATCTCGTGCGTCACGTACATCTCGCGCGGCACATCGACGTCTTCATAGTCGTCGTCGTGATAACCCCAATGGACGAGGCGCGGATCGATCGCCGCCACCTGCTCGGCGCCGAGGCCGTACCAGCTCCAATCGTTGCGATCGGCCGCTGCCTTCGAGCGATACCAGATCGGCTCGAGATCGAGCACCCGCGCGGCGATGGCCGGGTCGATCGGCTCGACGTTGTCCTTGTAGGCGAGCGACGAGGTGGAGCGCAGGAGGTTGTTCGAGGCGCCGCTGTCGAGGAACGCATTTGCCGCGCTCGCCGTGGTGGTGATGCCTGGCAGCTTGACCGCGCCATTCTGCTCGATCAGCAGCCGCGTCTGAAAGCCGTTATTGACGAGCCACAGCTGGTTCGGCGTCGTCGCGTGCGACCCGCCATAAGCGACGATGCCGGCGCCGGTGTTGTAGGCGTCGCCGCCATAGATCGCGACATAGCCCGTCGCCGTGTTCTTGACGATATCAGCGCCGACCGTGAGGTTGCCGCCGACGGTCAAGCTGCCGGCGACCGTGGCGTTCCCCGGCAGAGAGGTCGCCAATCCGTTGTTGCCGATGATGGTGATATTGGTGCCGCTAGCGGCATTGGTGAAAGCGGTTGTGTTGCCGGAAAGATCGTTACCGGAGATGACGCCGTTGTCGGTCGTTCCGCCAAGGTAGAGACCGATCGCGTTGGCGGTGTAAGCGCCCCACGGACCGAGGCGGCAGTGAGAAACGATGAAGCCGTTGACGTTGGTCAAAGCTGCACCGGCCGACGACTTGCTGCCGGCCCGGATACCGGACAGGCGCAGGTTCGAGACGCCGGTCGCATCGATGCCGGTGGTCGTGCCGACCAGATCCGTGTCGGCGATGGTCAGGCCGTTGATGGTGCCGCCTCCGGCCGTCGTCGCCAGCACGTCTGGCGCGCCCTTGATCCACGGCGAATAGATCGCAACCCCCTCGACCGCGCCGCCCGTCGTCGGCACGATGCGCACCGACGACCCAGGGCAGTCATCGAACATGCAACCGAACGAGGCGAACAGCGCCACTGTCTTGCCGGTATCCGGCGCCATGACCAGGTTGTTGTTGGCCGACAACAGCTGGCTGTTGGCGAGGATCATGTCCTCGACCTTGAGGATCTCCATGTGCGCGTAGGGTCGAGCGCCAGTGCCATTGCGGCAAATGAGGTCGTTGACATAGACCAGATAACCGCCGAGCACGCGGAACGACACGCCAGTCGTCGCAACGGTGTCCTCGATGTCGATGTCGTTAAAGCGGTAGATGGCGCCGCCGTTGTTGAGCTGGATGCCGATGAACGCGCCGCGCAACGTCAGCCGGTCGACGGCGAGCTCCGACGTCGACGACGACACGTCGACGAACGCACCGGCTGAGCGCGTGACCGCGCTGTCGATGGTGAAGTTGTCGAGAGTGATCTTAGCGCCGTTGGTCTGCATGACCAGACTGGTCGCGCTCGTCGTGCGGATGATCGACTGGTGCCGATTGGCGCCGATGATCTTGATATTGGATGGAATGGCGCCAAGGCTCGATACGCGGAACGTGCCAGACGGCACAAAGATGATGCCGCCGCCGAGGCCGGAAACGGTTGATATCAGTGTAGTGATGCCGCTGGTGCAGTCGGTGCTATTGTCACCCACTATGCCCGCTTGCTCAGTGATCCACCAGCCCTCGACCATGGCGCGGAGCACCGTGCGCGCTTCCAAAGCGTACTGAGTATGCGGATCAGACGCCGCGATGTGAGACGCGAGTGCCGTTGCTGACGTGCCAGCCGGGTCGAATGACGACGTGGTTAGCCCGCTGTCCTTGATGATTTTGCCGGTGGTGCCGTCGAATACGGCGATCGCATTATTGGTCGCTGACGCAGGGCCGACCACATCGCCGCCGCCACCACCGCCGCCACCTGCCCCAGCGTCACCCTTAGGCGTAAAGAGCACATGGATCTGATCGGTGTCCGCAAGCGTCCCGTTGTTCGAGCGATACGTGAGATTGAACGTCACCCAAGCGCCGTTGTCGGTCTTGGTCGAGATGATATCGAACTCAGCATTCGTGCCGGGGGCGCCAACCTTCACAAAGCGCAGACGGCCTTTCACGGTCGAGGTGGAACTGTCCCACGTTGCAATCGACCCGGCAAGATTGCTGCCGAGTGCATCCGTCTCAGAGATGTAAAACGCCGTGGCGCTCGCAATCGTCGCGTTGTTGAACCGCAGGTAACCAGCACCAGGGTCTGCCGCTGTCGTCGTGGTGGAATAGCGGTAGGAATAACCGACTGTACCGATCAGGCCAGCAGCCACAAGCGCGGGGCTCGCCAGAATATCGAGGTGGAAGGCCACGTTTTTCGCACGGGTTTCAGCGCCGCCCGTGTTGTCAACCGTGATGGTGTGCGTATGGTCAGAAACCGTCGAGGTGGAGGAGCTTCCGCCCGTGGTTACGCCGTTCGGACCGGAGACGCTGAAACCTGCTGTTCCGTTCGCTCCATACGGGTTGGTGTGTGAATGGCCACCGGCCGCGCTGGCCGTAGCGGCATGCGTATGTGAGCGTATTTCATCGGCCTGAGTTGAGCCTGCAGTTCGCGGTCCTGCCGGATCGACTGAGGCGGAAGTTCCAGCAAATCGCAGAAAGTAGCCAGCAGCAGGCGGCAAATTGAACGTGGTCGAGTCAGATCCCCACGGGTAGCTCAGACCAGACGCCCAGGAATTGAGGTCTGGGTATGTGGTCTTGCTGACTGCCTGCGTCGTTTCGGTCAGACGCAGAAAGCCTGGATTTGGTGACGGGGCAAGGCTGATGATCGGGTCACCGACGCGAAGCCCGAACACCTGAGCACTGAGCAGGGACGGCGCCGCCTCGATCAGGGCGGCATTGGTGCCGGTGATGATGAATTCATCGGTCGAAAGCCGGTAACGCGCCACATACTGCTGATTGGCGACGATGGCGTTTGGCGGCAACGCGGTGCCGCTCTTCGCCCTGAGCGGGGTGGTTGCCAGTCCATTGACCGAGAGCGTAGAGCTGCCGCCATTGGCACGATCGGCCGTAAAGCAGACCGTGAAGCCATCGGGATACGTCGCGCCAAGCGTCGAGTTCGCCGTCAGTGTATAAGCATTGCCAGTGCCACCGGAAACGATTGAACCGGCTAGATCCTTTCGCCATGCTGCGACTCGGGCCATGAGTTGGCGGGCATTGTCGTTTACAAGTGACGGCGCGTGATTTTCGGCCCAGTTCATCAACGAGTCGGAATCGTCGTTGTCGGCTGGGATTGTGGACCAGTCGTAGAGGCTCATTTAGCGGACCCGCGAAATGGAATGGCTGATCGCAGGCGTAACGTTCACGATCCTTTACGGAATCGGGTACGTACTTAACCTGCTGTGGGACGCCGGATACTGGGTGTTGGTGTGCGCGTTCGCGCCCGCAGTGCTCGCCATCGGCTATGCGATGGCGTCACCACGTGACCGCAAGATGTTCAGAGAAGACTTGGCTTACTGGTTTAGTTGGCGCTCGAAATGACGTGCTGGCGCGGGGCTTGGAGCAGCTTGTTCAAGATGCGCTCAAGATTGTCTTTCTGTGCCTGCGTGACGGCGCGGCTGTTGCCGTAACCCATAATCGCTCGAGCGAAAGTGTCCCGCTCTTTGCCCTGAGCGGTGAGCAGGCGCGCCATGTCCTCGGTAATGCGAGCATTGCGGGCGTTGATCGCGCCACCCATCATGGCATTCAGAGCCTTCGCGCCGCCCTGCATGAGCGCGCCGGACCAATCGCGCCGCCCAAGATCGCCTATGATTTCGTCACGGCTTGCCGGGTTTGGAATTTCCTTTTGCGCCGCGAGACGTTCGGCCGTTTTAGAGTTCCCAAGCACGTCGTTTGCCGTGCCTGCAAATCTGGTTTCGGCGTCGAGGCGGGCAATCAGACGGCCTGGATCTCCGGTGTTCGGAGGCGGAGGCACAACGCCTGCTTGATACCTTTGTGGTTGCGTGACCATGCCGAGTTTTTCACGAGCAAAGTCACTGCCAAGCGCCCTACGTGCTGCGGAAGCGCCATTTTCACCAGCAGCCGTTGCTGCATTCCCCATGATGTCACGGATTTGGCCGCGCGCACCTTCCCGGTAGGCGTCGCGCTGCAAATTGTTCATGCCGCGAAGATCAGCGCGCATTTGGTCAATGTTCGTGCCACGCGAGAATGCTTTTCGGCCCTCATCCAAAGCTTCTGAGAATTGCAGCCCCTCGCCCGCTGCCGATCGCGCCTGAGCCCAAATGCTTTTGGTTGGATCTTGCGGGCTTAGCGCGCGGTCAACTTCGTCCCTGATACCTTTTGCTAGGCTGGAATAGCGGCGAAGGCTTTCGCGGCTGCCGGAGCGTTCTGCTTCACCGGCCAAGTCATCCACTGCACGCTTGATGTAGTCGAGAGATCGTCCATTCAGCGCGGCGTTGTCAGGCCCCTTGTTGGCGTAGTTCTTGTAAAACAGGTCTGCCGGGTCGAAGCCGTCAACCTGCATGAGCTTTTGTGCTCGGTCGAAAGCGCCCGCAGCCTTGGCCCGATCGAGCAGGCCGTAAAGGTTCTCGCTTGGCTTCACGGCCGTCTGATAGAACTGTTCATAGAGCGGGTTGGCGCGATTGTTTGCCGCTCTCGTCATCGCCTCTTCGACCTGCACGAGGTCGCGCGCTGGTCCAAGGACTTGGTTGGTGTCCGTTGCAATTCGGTCTTTTGCCCCTGCCGCACGTTGTTGCAAGGCAGATTTCACGATTTCCTTGCCGCGTCCTGGCGTCGTTGCCAATCCAGCCGCCTGCCCCGTCAGGTTTGCCCCCATGTCGGCAAGCATGCCCTCTCGCCCCAACGCCTTTGCCTGAGCGGGGTAATAGTTGGCCATCGCACCAGGCGGTGGCGGAACGTTGTTGATCGACGGAGCCGGGATATAAAGCTGATCATCCTGCAGTGCGCGATTGACGCGCTGCACCGCGCCGCGTGACATGCCTGCAAGTTCGGGCGGCAGAGGCCGCAAAGCGTCACGGGTGTACTTGTAGGCATTGGCTAGCCCTGTTGCGACGGGGGCGGCAGCAGCACCGACGCCAGCACCGAGCGCTAGACCTTTGGCGGCCTCCGTAGCGCGATCACCAAGGCCATCTTCGCCGAGCCCAGCCCCGTAAACAGTTCCGTATGTCGCGCCCGTGGCGGCTGCATTGCCCATCTTGCCAAGCATGCTTACGCCACGGAACGGGGTCAGCATGGGCGTGAATGGAGCCGATGCCACGGCCCCACCGATTTGCAGGCCCATGGAGGTTTTGGGGTTCTCCGTATCGAACTGGCGATCACGAGCCCGGTAATAAGCAAGGCTTTCGTCATAGGGGGCACCAAGCTTGCCACCCGTGACCGTATTGAGCAGGCCAATCGTGCCGGCGCTTGCCTCATCCAGCCATGATCCTACCGGGGTTCCCCGTGCCATGCCACGGACGACGTTTTCAATCCCCTTCCCGCCGCGGTGTTCCGTTGCAACGTAGTGATCGGCCCATAGGTCGGTTGCCTTCTTGCGCTTGTCCTCGGGAAGTTGGGCGATAGCGGCCCGAACGGTTTCCACCGGCTGCGTCACGTCGAGGCCGAACATTTGCTTGGCCTGCTCTGCTGGTGGCAAGCTTTTGGGCGTAACCGTGCCTTCCAGCGCGGGGCGTAAGACTGGTTGAGCGAACTGGCTGGACACCATCTTGAACACATCGGCTTCTGTCGCCGTGTCTGGTGCCGTGATCTCGTAAGTTCCGCCGTCTGGCGCGGTGATGCGATATGTTGCCATGTCACTTCACCTTCTGCATTGACCAACCTTCAGGCAAAGCGAACGGCTGCGCTCCTTGTGCTTGTGGCTGAGCGCCGCCAGCACGAGTGCGGGCAAGCTCCTGCAAGCGCAACACTTCGCTTGCGAAGTCCTTGAGTGCTTGCCTAAAGCCCGTATCGCTCTGCCGAAGGTCGGTAAGGCGAGCCAATGCCTGCGTTGCCTTCTGCCCTTCGATTTCGGTAATAGCACCGCCGCCCTTGAGGCTTTCGAAGGCTTGCAGGAATGCGGACCCGCCAAGTTGTGCAATCTTGGCTTCAACGTCACGGCTAGAGCTGCGCAATGTAAATGGCGCATAAGCCTCAATGCCCGTGACTTGGCTAAGTGCCGGATCGTTTTCCACGGACTGGATCTTATCAAGCAGCGCTTTCGATGAGCTTTCAACCTTGGGCAAGTCAACCTGGGCCTGGCCGCGTGACTGACCAACCTCTTTTTGCGTCGCCGCGTCGGCAACATTCTTTGGAATATGCGCCACCGGCTGGCGTGTAATCGGATCAAGGATTACCGTGTGCGTTCCAGCATCGATCTTGATGGGATCGCGTGAGATGTTGACGCCCTCGGGAAGCTGAGTCTGAATGGCCTTACCTTCCGAGCCAATCTGCATGATCACCGGCTTGCCGTCAGGACCAACGCCATAGATCGGCGTTTTGCCGTAGCCAGACGCAGCGCGCTTCTGCGTCATCCAGTCAGCAAACGAGCCGCCGAAGCCATTCTTGCGGGCGTACTCGAATTCCTTGATATCACCCGTGCCTTCGCCCCTGATGATGTGCTGAGCAATCGGGCTCGGATCACCCGTGGCCTGGGCAATGGCGAGCAAGGCGGGCGGAACACCTTCCATAGGACCACCACCGGCCAATAGACGATCAAGGCCCTGCTGCTTGCGGCGATCGCGGGCGAACTTGTCACCCTCTCGTGCCATGCCGATGCCTTGCATGAGCCCGGTCCCGATGTCCTTCCCCTGACCAGAGGCGGACATGAGGCCGATACCAGCCAGGACAAGCGGGTTTTCAATGGCGTTGCGGAACATGCCGGCAAGGCCGGAATTGTCTTCATTGTCTTCCTGCGGGACGAGCATGGATTGAGCCTGCTGCGGTGGTGGCGCTGCTGGCGAATTCGCTGCGATTGGTGGCGAATTCGCTGCGGTTGGACTCGACACTGACGACGGAAACGGCTTTCCAGCCTCGTAATGCGCCATGGCCTGCATGAGTTCATTGCGCTTATCAGGCGGGATTGGCTGGTTTGGGTCGATGCCCAGGCGGGAGGCCACGAATTGCGTATAGGCACCCGTAGAATTGTTATCGACGTTCGGAGGTGCCCAACGGTTGAGGATGCCGGCAACCGTGTTGAGGCCGTGCTTGTTTTGGTAGCTGTCCAGAAGCTTGCTCATCGCGGTAAAGCCTGCTTCTGGCGTCGGGAAGATCGCCAGTCTCCCATCGGAGCCAATGGCACCGTTGGCAGATGCGAACGGCCCGTAGTTCATGGCCCCCGGATTGAGCGTCCGAATTGAGCGGGGCTCCATATCAGGACCGCTGGAAGGGGCTTGCAAAGCCCACGCGGAACGGAGCGGCAGAACTCAATCTAGCACCAAGCAGACCACCGAGCCCGCCACCAGTGAAGAGACCACCGATCGACATAGCGGCGCCCAATGCTGTACCAGGCGGATTTGACGATTTCGTCGTTGTCGTCGTTGTTCCTGCCTGACCCATTGCCCCGATCGGCGCAATCATGTCCTCCTGCCATTGCAGCGCGTTCAAAGGCGCCTGCTTGACGGCATCGCTGTAATTGTCACGAGCAGCGCCAACCTGTTGCAGGAGGTTAGCATTCGCCAGATTCGCGTTGTCGAGTTCCGGCGCCAATTGCGCGCCCTGGAAGCCTGCTCCGAGCAAGGTGTTGGCAGCATTCACCTGATTGGCCCGCTCGCGATTGTACTGGTCCATCATGACGCCGGTAGTGTTCTGAGCAAGAGCGGAGCCGAGCGCACCAGAGTTTGCCCCGTTCGATCCGTAGCGGCCAGCACCCGAGAACTGCTGATTGACCCGGTTCGCTACCAAGTCGTTCGTCTGGCCAATGTAATCCATCAGCGCCGGGTTCTGCGATGGGTTCGTATAGCCACCGTTGACCGTGCTCATGAGCTGCCCGAGACCGGCATTGAACCCGCCTGTTGATCCCTGCACAATCGGCGTGAGCGCGTCTTTCGTGGCATTCGTCCCGCTGCGGGCGTAACCCTCGATCATGTTGAGGGCGTCACCCGTCTGCGTGCCCATGGTCGGGGTAAAAAGATCCTGCACGCTGCCGAGCTGCTGTGCCTGACCAATGATGCCCTGTAGGGCTCCCTGAGCCGGTTTCCACGGCCCCATGTCGGTCGTTTGCGTCTGCGTGGATTTACCCGGCATGTCAGATGTCCTTTTCAAGCAGCACGTGCGTTAGTTTGTACTCGGGGAGGTGCTTGGCCCATCCCTTACGCGCCCACGCTTGAACTCGCTTGCAGCCGTTTTCAGCCGCCCATTGCTCGATCTCGTCCAGTAAATGCACCCACTGCGTGGCATCATCGCCCATGCAGGCCAGGATCTCGCAAATCTTGAGCCCGCCGTCAGACACATAAGCCTGAGTGATCACACAGCCCGCCACGGCCTTGTCATGGGACACAAGCCACAACTGCCATTCCCAGTTCGCGAGACGCGAGGCCGTGGCTTCCAACGTATGGCGTCCGTTGGAGCGGTCGATGAAAGACTGTATGCGCCGGTTGACGTGCGGCCACACGCTAGCGATGTGCTGAGGCGGGACGAGATCCAAGACATAGACCGGCCCTTTCGGGCGTTCCGGCATGGCGTCCAACATTAGCCCCCGATGATCAGCAGATTGAACGTGCGGTCAGTGCTGGCCGCGTTCGCGTGGTTGATGATGATCGTTCCAGCTGCGGGAACCGTGACATAGGTCGTCGCCATTGCAGCCGCTGCGTTCGCCGTGGTCGGGAACAGCACCGGCTTACTGTCTGCGTTGATATTCGCGTTGCTGAACGTAGTCGTCGTCGCGCCTGCTGCAAGCGTCACCTGAAACGCGGCATTGCTACGGCCTCGAATAAGCTGGTTCACGGCGTTGATGGCTTCGCGGATACCGGCTGAGCCGGGGGCAAGCTCTCTCATCGCGTGCTTTTTCCAATTCCCTTCATGGCGCGTTCGGCCATTATCTTCTCGCCTGTAATGCCGCCTGGCAGAATTACAGACGGAACAGCGACCTTCTGCATCATTTCCTCTCTCGTCATCTCTGGTGCGCCAAGCGGTCGATCATACCCATGCCATGCGTAATCCCACGATGCCGGCTTCGTGCCATCCATCCTGTGTCTGGCGTTAAGTCGCTCTATTGACGACTTCTGATACGCGTCTCCCAGCGAAGAATGCGTATTCATCGCTATTGCCTCCGCCTCATTGCGGGACATCGCACGCACGCCATTAGGGTACATGATAGGTTCCGTTATCGCGTTCCACCGCGAACGCAACTCTTCCTCTAGCGCGAACGCTTTGGCGTATTCATGCGCGCGCTGCCCTGGCGCCGTGTCTGACCACTCTTTTGGCCAGAAGCTGCTCTTGGTAAGATCATCAGGCACGCCAAATGTTGCATTGGTCGGGCGATTACCAAACCTCTCATTGGCTGCGACTTCTTCCATTGTCGTCGCCTCGCTTGGACGAGGCGTTCTATTCCCATTGTCGCTAGTCCCAAGCCGCGCCTTCCCTCGCATCGCTACACTTGGAGATATCGCCATCCCCGCAAAGTTAATGTTTTCAGCAACGTCCCCAGGGTCGCTTTCGCCGCGAAGAACACGAATCGGACGAGTGAGCGCGTTGAATATGGATTGTGTCAGGTCGGAGTGACCTAGCCCGATACTGCCGCTATATGGATCGCGACGCAGTGGCCAAACACTAAGTTGTTGCGATGCAAACGCATTGCGCTCGCCATTTAAGAAGTTCGCCAATAACTGACGCGATTCGTCGTCGGTCATCTCACCGCCCCCCCGCTGGCTTAGCTGCTGTCTTGATGCCCTTCATGGCCGTCCAGCTTGCCGCCGCTGGCGCTGTGATCCTGGCCCGTGCGTAGTTCCCCGAGGCATGGGCGGGCACGATCCCCGTATCTTCCATAACCTCTGCCGGCCCATATGTAGAGGTGTCGCCGTCACGCTCACGCATCGCGATCGCTACCGTGGCGCTCGTGGTATCGATCTGCGGGCGCGTCCCGCTGACAAACATGCGCTGATCACCGTGGCCGTCTGCGGTTTCCCATGTCGCCGCCATGTTTGAACCCTCGAACGCACTCATTTTGTGGTCTGTGGTGAAAACGCCCAATGCACCAGCACCACCGCGCCAGAATGACGAGTCTAGGGAAAACGGCAGACTGTCGATCGATCCGAAACTGTCGATCGTGTCTATCGTGAAGCCCTGGGTAAGCCACTGCACACCGTCTTCGACGCTCAGATCAATAATCGTTCCGTCTTTCAGGACCCAATCATAGAGGAACGCGCGACTTGGGATTGTCTCGGATGAATCAGTCGGGACATAGGCCCACAAGATGCGCTTGTTGATCGGATCAGCAGCGGCGACCGTCAGGAACTCGGACCCCTTGCGAATGTCCGAAGCAAAGAAATCAGACCACTTGCCAACGCCGATCGGCGTTGAGCCGCCGCCGACATTCGAGAACTCATAGAACCCGTCTTGCGCCAGATACCACGAGGTTTGACCAATGGTGACGAGCGAGCCAGGTGCAGCAAGACCACGCGCGCCTTCGACCTCATCGAACTGGAAAATTTCCGTTGACCCAGGGATAAACGTCATGCGCATGACGCGCTGTGCTTGCAGGAGATAGCCGGACTCGCCACCGATCAAGCCGCGAACCGGGCCGCCTGATTGGGCGTCTTGATAGTCGCTAGAATTAGTCCCAGGCGTCCAGCCCGTGGCGTCACCCAATGCCGACCACTGAACCCGCCCTTCATGGCCGAAGATGGAACCCATGAATACGAAATCACGGATGGTCGCGAGATAGCGGCCCTTGGGGGCTCCTGCTACGGCAGCGAACGCCGCGCCACCCGATGACATTTGCAGGCCGTCTGCAATGTTTGTGGAAAGCACGTTGGTTCCGAATGTCGTGAAGGTCCAACGATCACCGCTCGGAACCGCATAGCCACCGGCACCGTGGGCAACCCAAGCGGCACTCGTGTTAATCTTGTATATCTGAGAGGCAGTGCCGGCATAGTGAGAGACTGACCCGTCTTCAGCCAACACGACAGCCGCACCAACGCAGGCGCTTGGAAGCGCTGATGTAGCAGCGCTTGGAGATTTGAGAGGGCCGAACCCCTTCGCCAGCGGCACGCAGTTACGCGCCATGGTGCAGACTTGAGCGTTTAGGCCAGCAGCATCAGGGCGGAAGGCTCCGAAGGGGATCAATTCTCATTCCCCTGCGTTGTCATTGCTCCGGTTCCTGCAAGGATACCAGCTAGACCGTACTTGCGTAGAATTTCGACCAAGCTGTCATCGAACACGACGTAATTGCGCGAACCCTCGCCAGCACCGCGCGAGCCTTGGTCTAGGTAGCGGATGCCGGGGATGCCGGCTTCGCGGAGTTTATTTGCTGCCGCAGGGTGGTTCAGCCATTCATTTAAGCGCGGCTTTGCTGGGTCCCACGGCCTACCAAGCGCTTCTGCAAGAGCGCCATAAAACGGCCCGCCTTCCAAATCGCTTAGCGGCGTAACGTTTCCGTTTCCATCGTACATTTGCGTCCGTGGCGCAGTCTCAGCAAATTTTCTTATTGCCTCACTCTGCTGAGACAGCGGCTTATCCCAATCCAAGAAGTCATCAGGGTTGGCTTTGATGGAGACTTCGTACATGCGACCTGGCATTTTTACAGAGTCATTGCGGATTAATTCCGCTGCTGCTCTGTTCACGTCAGCAAGCTCACCAAAATTTGTGTACCCCTTTTTTACGTGCCAGTCGGTTGGCTGCGAGGTCCTGTAATAGTCCTCGTGAAGTCTCAGTGTTTCTAGCGCTTTCGCCTTTAAATCAGCGTCTGTTGTTGTCTTGCCATGGGTACGCGCACCAACTAAAGCGCGTTGCGCTGCCACCTCTGGCGTTGAAGTCAGTCTGCCGTTATCTGCCGACTTCAATCCAAGAACATCCCTATAGACGCGCGCCACTCCCTCATTCTCAGCAAAATACAGCCCATGCCCGTAAGCCTGGGCACCTTCACCGCTCCCGATCTTGCTCATATCGAACTTGTCGAAGTCATGCGGGGAACCGTGATATGCACGTATCCCGCCTGAGCCCACCGAGTTCGCCGGACGCGGTGCCATCAATGACCCAGTGAAGGCCGCCCCAGCCGCGTCAGTGGCGCCGTGCACAACCTCGTCCGGCATTACCGCACGCCCCTGCATGATGTCATGGAGGACTCCCCAGCCGCTGCCACCAAGCATTGCCGGCACGCCGTAACTCACTGAGTCATTGTATCCAGATTTGACCAGAGGCATCACCATGCCGCGCTGCTGCGTCTCCCAATATGGCCGCGTGTCTTTTTCGCTTTGAAGGAAACCAGCGAGCATCTGACGAGACTTATCGTCAAACATCGGCGTCACCCGATCGGCTCGAACGAAGGCGCCGCCGCTCCTGACAGCAGCAGCGTATCGAGCGCCACACGGTTTGCGCCGTCGATGGCTGATTTCGCCCGTGCTAGGTGTTGCACTGCGCTGCCTTCCTCTCGCATCCACAAGAAGGCTTCAAACAGCGTGGCCGCGATGTAGAGCGACGGGTAAGCCGTCAGAACGTCATTGTTCGGGGTCTCGACCGAGATTGCCGTTGGTTTGGCGTAGTAGACCAGCATTAGATTGGCAACCTGAGGTGGGGAAACCCTGATCTGAGTTCCGACCACCGTATAACGCAGCGGCTCCCCCGTGTATCCGATGGCCGTCCAGTTGTTGAACGTCGCAGGCGGCACGTAGCGCAACGGCAAGTCTTGATCGGTTACCGAGAGCGCTACAGCAGACAGAAAGCCAGAGGGGACAGACACGGCCCCGCTGGCATTTGTTGTCAGACTGGCCTCAATCTCCATTTCCTTGACCCTGAGAGGCGCGGAATAGAGCTGATCGCCTCGACGGCCGGAACCGTTGTAAATGCGGTCTTCCGCGCTTGATACGAATGTCTCCACCATGTTCGTGAAGGTGGTATCGGATCGTGCGCAGTAGCTCTGCACCCGTGCTCTGAGTGTCGGGAAATCCATTGCCATTTAGAGACGGCCCCCGCCAGCACGGAGCTTTGACCACTCATTCGAGTTGAGCAGCCGCTTCACCGCGTCTTCATGGTTTGGATCGTAGAGATTGACGCCAAGTTCGTTTTTCCACTTCTCAGCGATGTTGACCGGAATCGATCCGACGAAATGCATATCCGGGTCCGCCGCCCATGCCGAGCGACCAGCCGCCTGGATCGCGTGGTTGCGGTCAAGCACAGCTTCAACGTCCTGATAGGTGTGGATTAGGAGATCATCCCCCGATGGGGAGATCTCCGCAGTTGTGACGACGCCGTTAGGCGACCTGCTGATGAACACCTCAGCCATATTACGAGGCCGTGACGTTGCGGATCAGCGCGTTACGCTTCTCGTCCAAGCACTTCAGCGTTACAGTCGTGCGCAGCAGCTTGCGCGTGCTGTGGCCGGTCTTGGCGAGGTCGGCTACGTTGTAACCGTCCAGGACACCCTTCTTCCAGCTTTCAGGCGTCAAGATGAGAACGGATTTTGTTTCCATCTCGCGCGCCGGGTGGATCTTGTGAAAGCCGAAGTCCGACTTGTACACGTCGATAGCGGCCAGCACCGTGACGTTCGACTTGCTCACCTCGTTCGTGGCCTGCACAACGCCCGTGAACGCCGAGATAGCCACCTTGAGCGCCGGCCCCACCAAGACATCGGTCAGCGTGCCTCGTCCGTTTGTCCAGGCATCCTGAATAACCGTCTTGAAGATTGTCGCAGTCAAGACGCGATCAGTGCCGCCAGAGTAAGCCGTAACGAGCCCGGTGCCGCTGCTGTATCCGCCACCAGTTGCCGACGCGCCAAGGCTCTTGTTGGACGTGATCCAAGCCTGAGCGCCAGCGGCTTCACCAGCAACCGAGGTCGTCGCAGCCACAGAGGCATAGTTGCCGCAAAGGCGCTTTTCCTGATCCAGCTTGAGGGCCGTTCCTGCATTCACGACCTGACGTGCCAGTTCCTTGCGCCCGTCGATGGTCTTCACCAGAGCCGAGATGTCCGATACGCCGATGACTTCATCGAACGTCTGGCAGTGGTTCTTAACGACGGTCGGGACCGTCTGCGAGTCGTTCGTCACGTCGTCGCCTTCGACCGCCTTGTTATCGTGGTTCGAAGCGCGGATGCTCTCGGTTGCCCACTCGGGGGCACGCGATGACACCGTGTCCGTACCGATCATTTTTTGAAACGGCACATCGGTTGGGCTGATCATCATCATCATCTTGTCGAGTTCTTCCCGGTTGCGGAAAGCCATCGACTGCGTGGTATTGGAAGGGACTGCCATGCTCGTTTATCCTTAGGAAAAGAGCCGTTCCGCGATGGAATAGGCGTCTTCCGCCTTTCCGCTCTTCGCGAGCCGTGCGAAATCAGCGCTGAGGTCTGGTTTGGATGGGGTTGCTTGGCGTGCCTGCCCCTTGATGAGCTTGGGCTTTGCCTGCACCACCTTGGCGACCTGCTCTTTGACGGCCTCTGCTTGCCGTCCTTTCAGCGCGTCCTTGGCGAGTGCGTAAAACGCCGGATGACTGATCGAGCCAATAAGCTCTGGCGTCATCCCATACTTGCCGTAGGTCTTGATAAGGTCGTCCTGCACCTTCTGCGCAGTTTCCCTACCCTTGATTTCCGGCCAAAACTCTTGGATCTGCGCAAGGTGCCGCTGACGTTGCGCGGCCTCCACGGCTTGTGCTTGCTTCGTCTGGTTGGCTTCAAGCGTCTTGCGCTCTTCGTCTACGGCGACCCACTGCTGGACTTGATGGTTGTACCAATCCTGAGCAGCGCGAAGCTCTTCAATACTGTGGAAGTTCCGAGGATCAGGTTGGCGCGGCATGTTCACTTGCTGCCATTGCGCCATTCGCTGCGTGAGGGCCTGCGAGACCTGCACGGCTTCCATAATGCCCCTGTCCCACTGCTCCGGGGCAACGATGGGCTTTGATTTCAGATCTTCAACTTCAGCGGCAAGCTTTTCAGCGCGCTGCGCACGATCGAGAACTTCGGAAAGCTTCAGACGCTTGGGTTGCTCGCCCTCTTTCTCTGCTGGGATCTCGATCTCGTCTTCCGCGTCTTCGTCCGTTTGATCGTCGGCTTTAGCGTCCTTCGCCTCAACCTTGTCAGGAGATTTTGCCTCGGGAGCTTCACCCTTGAACCGGCCGGAATCGTCGCGCTCGACCGGCTCTTTGCCGTCTTCAAGACCCATCATCTCGAAAATGCCGCCCTCGAACTTCGTGGCCACTTCAGTGGCCATATCTAGATCGTTCACCGGAGCGGAGGGTGTGGGATTTGCTTCAAGCGTCATGATTACTTGCCCTTTGCCTTACGGTTCGCGAGTTCCTGGCGAGCGGTTGCGGCTTTGAACTGCTGCGCTGTCAGTTCGTGCCTGAGCTTGCGCAACACCTTGACGAACACCCGGCTTTCTTCTCGAACCACCGTGTCATCGCTTTCGATCGCAGTGGAAACATGGATTTTTTCAAGCCGGTCCAGAGCGCCGGAAATGGCGGGATGCTCAAACAGTTCCTTCAGCTTTTCATAGTCCTGCTCAGTCTTGAGCAGGTCTTCCGTCTTGACATCTGTCATGCGTCTAGCTTGCCCCCTGGGCGATTGTCGGGAAGGTTGGACTTGGCCGCGCCGTCGATTGAGTTCTTGTGAGCGCCAAGCATGCGCTGCGTCTCGGCATTCATTTGCACTTCCAAAGCCTTCAGCTTGAACTCTTCGGACAGGCGTTCACGAGCGAGCTGCATTTCCATTGCCGCCTTCTCACGAGCCAACTGCATTTCAGCGACAGCTTTCTCGCGTTCCAACTGGATCTTGGCGGCTGCCTCGCCTTGTGCCTGCTGTTGCTTGGCCTGCGATTCTGCCTGCGCGATTGCAATCTTCCCTTCGGCTTCTACTTGCTTCGGGTCTTTGCCTGGCGGAGGCGGCTGATAGTCCTGCGGTATCTCTCGGTAAAATGCTGTCGGGTCTTTGTAGCCTTGAGCTTCTGCCAAGCGAGCGAGCGAGTTGCGAAGCTCCTGAATGCCGACGATCGGGTTTGACGGCCCCATGTTCAGAAGGATCTCTTTTTGAGTCCCAATAATGATGGAGAGGTTGGCAATCTGCCGCTCACGAGAGCTTGCAGCCATGCCGACGTGAACCCTGACCATCATGTCATCAGGCCAGAGCGACGGATTGACCTCCATCGGCTTGCCGCGCAGCTTGACCGTGCGGGGCTGGTCCTGATGCTGGCAGATGAGCTTCAGAATGCGGTTGAAGACGGATTCGAGACCCTCCGCATACCAGCGAGCCATAAGCTCAACACGGGAGTTGCTGGCAGACTGGATGAGATCAACGCCCTGGGCTGTGTCGTGCAGCTTCTGCGCGTCCTGACCTTGCAGGTGAGCGGAGATGCCCGAGGCTTCCTGCTTCTGCATGGCGAAGTATTCGAGGCCCTGTAGAGCGGTCGCTGATGTGTCTGGCGTTGGGAAGAATGCGACAGCCTTGGTGGCATCGCCACGCACCAGCATGGTTGCGCCAATGTCGCCGTTGGCCAAAGCCTGAGCACCACCGGGGCCGTCCTCCAGGGCCTCAATGTTTATGGCCTTCTGCGGGATCAGAACCTGAGCCATGTTGTCAAGGGCGCGGCGGGTCAGTTCCGTGCGGATCTTTTGATACGGAACGACCGTATCGACCAAGCTCAGACCGATGGCCTTGTGAGCAATCTTGATCGGGCTCCAGATCGCGACTTCCGGCTCGTCAATGACAATGTTCTCAAGGATCACGTTGCCGACGCGCTTGATGGCGCGAAGCTCCTCCGCTCCATCCTCGTCATAATCGCCGCGAACGTATTCTTGCAGCAGGTCAACGCGGCCCGAACCAATGTCGTTGGTCCCGTCCTTCACATTGCGGTCGGCTTCACCTGAAAAGCGAACACTGATGCGGGTGTCGTCATCGGTGTTGGTCTCGCTCGCCGCGTACTCAATATCCGCCTGCTTATCCGGGAACATGCGGAAGATGTCAGACAGCCGCATGCCACGGTGGATGACGGCGTGATAGGCTGCCTCCTTCACCGACTTGGCGCGACGGGCAATCATGAAGTCTTCAGGTGCCACGCACTCCACACGAACCCGGCCCATGCGCGGCGTGTGCTGGATCGAGGCGGATATTGTGCCGTCATCCTCCTGCAAGACCTCGCCAACCTTGTATTCCGGGTCTTGCGAGTATTTGAGCAGGGCGGCCTGGCTCAGCCCCTCGTATTCACGGGGTGGCTTGGGCTCTGGGTCTTGCCAGCTTGTCTTGATGATGCCGACACGCTGCACCATACCGTCAAAGGCGTAGTCGTGCAGGTTTTGCTGCCCTGGATTGTCCACAAAGAACACGTGGCCGAGGTAATCTCCGATCATCGACACGTCAGCGTCTGTCTTGCTTTCGACCGTCAGGAAGTCCTCAGACGAGAGGAACGGCCGGAGCATGCTCGGGAGCGCCCAGTTCACCGCGTCCATGGCGTCAGGCGTCACGACCTGCGAGCGGTTTTCCTTCTCCGTGCCGAACGGAGCGGATTGGTAGCGCTGCAATAGCGTGGCCTGCTCTTTGGCAAGCTCTGATGTGTAATAGGCCGTTGCGTCCGATTCCTCATCTCTGAGGCGCCGGACAAGATCTGTTTCGTTCATTTGTTAGGTCACGAACCCGAGTTGTGGGGTGAGCTTCAGTGAGCCCGTTGGCTTCACCGCCGCGTGCCGCAACATCATCACGCCGTATCGCGTGGCGCTCATGATGTCGTCACGCTCCTTTACAATCTTGCCGTCTTTCCGATGGTACAGCCGGAACTCTTCGAACCAATCAGTCAGGCCCTTGAAGACCTTGAAGCGGCCGGTTTCCATCCGCTCGAGCATCTCCATCAGGCCAGCCTCAACACCGTTGCCGCCGTCCGGGTGCGTGGCACGCTCGGGAAGCATCTTGAGGCCGTGTGACTTGTACTGCTCAGCAAGCTGCTCGCCTGAGCCCTTATCGTGCTGTAGGCCGTCGTGAGGCCATGACACCGGAATCCACGATCCCCACGGCTTGATCGCCGCTGCATGTATCGCCGGCACCGCCTCGCTACGCCGGTAGCAGGCCACGACATAAACCGTGTCGTTGTCTCGGTCCCAGGCTAGGCGTGCGGCCGCCGTTGGGTGCTCCCAACCAAAGTCGAGGCCCACGATCTGCGGCCAATGCTTCGGGATCTCACGCGGCTCACAGGTGATCAGTTCTTCCGGCACTGGGAAGATACGCCCTGATCCCATGGTTGGGATGCCCTTGGCTCTGGCCTCCCGTTCATGGGCAGGATAAGACGCAATAATTTGCGCTTTTTCGGCTGCTGAGTAGTGATCCACATCGTCGATGGTCATCGACACAACGTGGCGGCTCATTTGAATTTTGGCCCAAACTCGCCGCACCAATCGTCACTTTTGGTATGTGGCCAACGCCCGTTGCCCGTTTGAAAGTCCTGACGCGGCGGATTCCTACGGCAAGAACCCTCACTCAGACCAACAATCTCTTGCCAAAAACGACAGTCATCACATGACCAATCATGGTCGTTGGCGTTCTTA